CATTATATGCTGTAAACCAATGTTCCTCTAATGCCACTTCCACCATTGATTCAATACCCGTGCCAGAAACCGCTTCTCGTAAATCTCGTACATGACATACTGGTTCAACACATTTATTTACGCACTCTTTAACTGATGTGCTACCACAAGTACTATAATCTTCTTTTGCTACTCTTGTTTCCATTGTTATCCTTCATCTACGTTAAATAAATCTTCACTCCATTCTCTGTGTCCTTCGCGCCAAGCCATATTAGTTTGTGTTTCTCGTACTTCTACTCTAAAACACCAAAGCCTATCTGCTTCACCTGGACCCCACATATCTGGAATGAATATACCGTTTACATATTTGTATAATTGATCTGCTAAACCCTCACATCCGAGTTTAGGTAATGTAATAACATTTGCAATACCTTTTTTCTTTGCTTCCTTATACCAATCAATATGTGGATCGTCTTCTGCTACTAACAACGTATGATCAAACTGTTCATCTAAAAATTGTTTAAGTTCTCCCATGCCACCATAATCTGCCACCCAATTTCTAACATCTAAATGATCTGTACCAAAAAAGAATCTCATACTAAAACTGTAGCCATGAATGACATTACAATGACTATCTGCTTTCCATTGTCGATAAGCAACTGGAAATTTATCTACATATTCCTTCGTACTATTATACTTATATGTTCTAGGTTGATTATTCTCTAGTGTTATTGTACTCATATTCCTCTTCTTCGAGTTCATCATCTTTCCAATCGATGACGTAATTATCAGCTAATTCTTTACCGAATCGCCGTTGTTTCTTAGATTGTTTATCTAAGATATCTTTACTAAATTTTTCTTTAGTTTTTTGTTGTTTATATGACTTTGCCATAATTCGGGGCTCTGCTTTTTTAAAGCTTTAAGATTAGTCCTACGTTTTCTTCTAGCACTTTGTAAATGAACAATTTTAGCTCTCTCATAATATATATTCCCTTCCATATGGTCCATTTCATGTAGGAAAATACGTGCTGAAAGATCTGAAAAATAACCTGAAAAATTCTCGCCTGATGCATCTTCCCATGACGCTGATAAACTTTTCGGTCTTAATATTTTAACATATAATCCTGGATAACTCAAACATCCTTCTGTTTCATAAACTAATTCATCGGATACTTCTATTATTTCTGGATTAAATAACGCCATTGATTGGCCTTCATGATTCATTGAAAATACTTTATATTTGTATCCTATTTGATTTGCTGATAATCCCACACCATTATAGTGATACATACCTTCAATCAATTCATCTTGAAGTTGACGAGCTTCCATTGGAGGAGCTAGACGGCTAAATGGAATGGTTTCTTGGTTAAGTAAATTATGTTCTTCTGGTACTAATTCTCTCATATTATTACACTAAAATTTTTACGTTTCTCAAATCTCATATGAACTCTAAACTTATCATATAATGTATCACCTTTATGACTAATAACAAACACATTTGTAGAACTTCCTTGTTCATTTACTATCTTCATAAATTCATCTGTGCCTTCGCCATCTAAGGAACTATCAAATACTTCATCTAATATTAATAAATTTGTATTGACAGAGTTTTTTAATTTAGCTATTGCTCTCCATGTAAACAATAATGCTAAATCAATTCGCATCTTCTCTCCTTCACTGAAAGAATCATACGTAAAATCATCTCTATATCTTGATTTAATTTCTTCATTGAAATTTTCATCTAAATTAAAAGATACAAAGAAATTCATTTGAGTCAAATATTTGTTAATCAATTTATTCATGATTGGCAAATACTGTTTAACTATTCTTGCTTTAATACCTTCATCTTTTAAAATATTCCTAGCCACAGAATATAACTCATTATCGTCTATAAGTGTTTCCCTTTTTTCTTGAATATCATCTAATTCTTTTTGAAATTCTTTTAATTTTTTCTTCTCTTCTTTTATATCCCCAGTATCCTGTTCTGTTTCCTGTATCTGTTTTTCAATTTTATCAACATACTGATTAATTGCACTTATACTATTATTGAGTGTCTGTGTTTTAGTTTGGTGAGACTGTATATCTTCTTGGATTGATTGTATTGCTTGAAGTCTTGATCTAACTTCATCCAATTTGGCGTCAATTTCTGACACTGCGTTTTCGTATTCTTTGATCTTTTCTTGCTTTTGAACAATTTCCTTGTGTTTGAAGGCGTGGTCGATGTTCTGCTTACATGTCGGACAGTCATCGTTTGACTCAAAGAAGGTGATATTCTTTTGTTCGGAATCAACATTTCGGAGAATGGAACGTTGATATTCTGTAAGTTTATCATGTTTTTCGCTTACCTGTTTTGCATCGTTTACTTGTTCTAAAAGCTCTTGGACTTTATCATTTGTTTCATCCATCTCTTTTAAAAGAGATGATTTTTGATCTAAATTAGATTTTATTTCCTTTTCAAATCTTGTAACTAAATTTTTTGTTTTATTCTTTAATTGTGTTATATAGTCATCTTTTAAGCTAATTTTATTTTCAACTAAATCTTTTGTGGATCTATTATCATCTAACCTTACTTTATTTTCAGCCACATATGTCTTTAACACATTGCTCATGGATGAAAATATTTGAATATCTAAAAGATCTTCTATGATGGCTCTTCGATCATGAGCTCTCAATTGCATGAAGGGGACAAAAGAAGAGTTTCCCAAAATTATAATCTGAGTAAATGACTTATAATTTAACTTTAGAATACTCTTTTCTAAAAAATCTTGAAAATCTCTTATATTAGCATCTTGTTGTAACTGAACACCATCAACCTCAATCTCAAATAGATTGGGTTTTATTCCTCTACGAACTAATATATGCTTTTTTCCAATCATAAATTCTACCTCAACAACAGTTGATTTTTCGTTGATAGAATTTACTAATTGAGGTTTATTAATTTTACGAAATGGTTTACCGAATAGGCTGAATGTTATTGCATCCAGCATAGTACTTTTACCAGCTCCATTCTCACCTGTAATCAAGGTCGTTTTAGACCTGTCCAGTTGTATATCTGTAAATATATTTCCGCTACTTAAAAAGTTCTTGTAACGAACATTTTTAAATAGAATCATTTATTTTCAGCTAAAAATTGCGGTGTTGGTCCATGTTCATATTTGTATTCGGCTTGTTTTAGCTGATCTTCTAATGCTATGCCAATTAATTTGTTTAATGAAATATCACGTTCATGTGCCATTAACATTAAATTATGTAAAACTTCCTTTTCTAATTCAATCTCAACTTCTTCATATTTTGTTTCTTTGGGGGTTAACATATCTTTCTCGTCTCTAAATATTCTCTCGGCCTCTTTCAACGAACAATTATGTTCTCTGGCTATTTCAGGTAAGCGCTCACCATAAAACCAGGATGCGTTGTCACTCATACTACTCTAAGGTTAATGATTCATTATACAGGTTTCTCATTAAAATGTCAAGACTTTTTTTATTGACACTTGTTTCCAACCCTTCAATATATGTGGATAAAATTGATATTGTATCCTGTGCTTCATCAATAATATCAACATCGTTATCAAGCTCTGCGAATGCTTCAATAATACTAATATTACCAACTCCGGACTTATACATTTTGTCTAAAATAATATCAAAAAGAAATGGATTTGTTTTATTCTCAACAATAATCTTTACATAGCATTGTTGCCAATCATCAAAATCCATCTGATTAACTTCTTCATTAGTCCATTCCATATCATTATAATGAAATTTATGAAACATTTCATATGGATTTTGAATGAACGTTAATTCTCTCGAATCGAAATCGAAAATATGGAACCCACGCGGATCCTTATAATCTAACCAATTAGTTTGATAAGGATTTCCTGTGTAATAAACAGTTCCATTATCACTTTTATGATGAAAGTGTCCGCTAAACACCATATCAAATTTATTAAATAATTTGCGATCTAATCCTTCTGGACTAAATTGTCCTGGTATCATTTCAAAACCAATAATTTCAAGATGACCAAACATTAAATCGTGTTTAGTGTTTTTTATTATCTTAATACTTTCTTCATAATTATCATTGCATACCCAAGGCATTAAAACACAATTTTCCATCTCGGTAGCATTGTGAAAAACTTGAATATTATTATAATCTTTTAATAGTAGCTCTACTGAATTTACCTCATTTGTTGTTTTATAGAAGGTATCGTGATTACCCGCTAACATCCAACATTCAATATTATTTTCCTTTAAAGGATCGAAAAAAAATCTACGTGCATCATATAATGTCTTATAATTAACAAACTTTCGTCTATCAAATACGTCACCCATATGAATAACGTGTGTTATATTATGCTTTTTTAAATAAGGGAAAAATATATCTTCATAAAACTTAGCAAAATATGTACTAAATGCTAAGCTGTCGTTTCTTGCACCGAAATGAGTATCGGTTATAATAGCTGATCTCATGACGTGGATTCAGTAGCCTCTACCATATGTGGGATTAATGTATTTGCCCCTGTTTTAGGAGTCTGTTTTTTCTTAGAAGCTTTAGCAGCCTCAAAATCACCTACAAATTTATATATGTTAGCTTTTTGTTCTTCAGATAATACTTCAACATTATATGCTCCTGTATTATCATGCTCGGAAACTGTAACACTATCTGATATCATACTATTATTATGTATGGATTTATATTTTATGTATAGTTGTTTCTTTTCTTTTTGAATACGTCTTATAAAGGCGTAGTAAATAATTTGTGTAAAATATGAAAAAGGGTTGGATGATTTTTCTGGATTGAAGTTATGAGCAGATTGAACACAATTTTCAATGCCATCTGATATCATTTCATCTCTGAATGCATAATTAACGAAGTTGGGTCTTAAACTTAATCTCTCCGCTATCTTCATAAAACAATCACCAATATAATCTGGTATAATTGGAACTAATGCTTCAGGATCATCATTTTTCACGTCTGCACAATGGGTTTTATAAGCAACCATTTCCTCATGGAACTTTTTATTGTCTACATAATGTATTGATTTCTTTTTAGCCATAATCTATTTTCCTTGCCCCCTATATTTCTTAAAGTTAGCTTTTTTAGATTTATTTTTAGGTGTTGAACGTCGAGATTTGCCAATACTAGTTCTCTTTTTCACACCTTTCTTTTTACTATGAATAATACCTTTAGTTTTTCTTGCCACTTGTCTTCTTCACACTTTTCTTTTTAGGTTTTTTGGTTAAAGCTTTTTTAATACTTGATTTCACAGTTTTTCCCTCCCAATCTTCATTCTCTTTTGATTGAATAATATTCCGCGCTGGCCTATTATCATGAATAATGGGGAGTATTTTACTTAAATCTTCATTCGGGTTTTCGTTCACGTCTTTTCGTAATGCTTCTCTATAAACTTTTGATGTAGCTGAATTAAATGACTCAACATCTTTTTCTAATTTTTGCATTTTTTCAAGAGTATTATAAACGGTTTCTTTCCACATTGCCTTAGCCTTTTCTAATGTGTTTCTTTTAGCTAATTCATCAATTTCAACTTTTGCAATATGTTCCGGTTCGAATAATTTGATTGATCTATTATGAAATTGAACATGCTGTGCCGTATAGTCTCTATTAAGAATCATACTCGCAGGAGGAAAAACTGTAACTGTAGGGGTTCCAATGTGCTGCGATAAGTACGAAAAACCTCCTCTAGATGATACCAACATTGTAGCTTTAGACAATTTTGTAAACAACTGATTCGGTGTCATATTATAATCAAGATATTCAACACTATATTTTTCTTTCTTTAAGGCTTTCTCTAAATCAGACCAATACTTGTTAACCACCTTTTCATCTTGAGATATCATTTTATCACCAATATTTGCAAAAGAATAATTTGTAATTAAATCCCAATTTCTAGGAGGTGAATATCTATATAATACTACACTTTTTTCTTTAGGATTTACCCATTGTGTTTTTGTTGGGAACCATTCTAATTGCATTGAAAGAGGAGTAAACCAATATTGCTCTAAATTAACAGGTACATATTTATGCCACATTCTTCGGTAATTCTTATCAGTATGTTTCATTAATCCCTTACCACGGAATGCACTTTTATAAGTCCTTAACATATTACCAAAAGATCTTCGTATTGTAACATACTTATATTCAATATTTGATTGCCATTGTTTGTGTATTAAATATTCAATTTTATCTTTTGTGGTTTCTTTATTATTAAAACCTTTTTTCTCATGGGTATCGTCAATTAAAATCTTTATTTTAATAGGTCTTAGTTCATTTAACCATAACCAATAATTTAAATTACAAACTATATCCCCATATCCATAATCTACGATAACACTTATCCATTTAGATAAGTCTAAATCAATAGTATTTCTGAATACCGAATCAATACTATTTTCATGAATATATTCGTGTTCTAATTGATGATAAGGTGTCCACCTATTATTAGGCAACAATATCCTACCATCTTCAAATAAAACATCGATGGATTTTTTCTTTAATGACATATTATACCCTATTTCTGTAATAAAATCAAGGATTTATTTTTTTTATTTTTTCCTTGACTTTTTTATTTAAATATGTTATAATAAATATGTTGTTGCCACAGAGGAATATATAATTTAGATTCCAATGTGAAACATACGATATTTAAATTGTTGTTCATTATATTGAGAGATTCTCTCTTTAAAATGTTTGAGTGTATAATTAGTATACGTTTTATAAGACAAATCATCAGCAATATCATACAAAGTAGCTTCCTCTTTTTTACTTCCTTTTCGTAACCCTCTACCTATTGATTGTAAGTTCCTTATTTTAGATTTAGAAGGACTAGCAAAAATGATGTTATGAAGGTTCCTAATATTAATACCAGTACTAAAGGTACCAAAACTTGCAATGATGATAGCATCTCGTTCTTGTTCGGTAATTCTTCTGATTTCTTCTCTGTCTGATCCATCTACTCCTCCATGAACAAAAAATACTTTTCTATCTTTATTTACCTTTTCTTGTATTATATTATATAATATTTCACCATGTTTTTCAACGAATTGATATAATAATAATGTATTTCCTATTTGATCACATGCAAGATTACGAATGAATTTATTTCTTTTTTCATGATTAATAAGAAAAGAAATCTCATCTTGATAATTAAACTTTTTAGCTGCTAACTTTTCTTCTTGTGTATATCTGAATACTATACATTGTATATTAAATTGAGCTAAGTATCCTGCATCAATTAAATCTTTTGTTTGTGTAACTTGAAAAACAGGACCGAATAAGCCCTCAAGGACCAATTTATGAGTTTGGGAATCATCTAAAGTTCCTGTAGTTCCAAACTTCCAACGACAGTTTTTTAGCTTACTCATTACTGAGGTTAAAGATTTTGCTTTAAATAAATGTGCTTCATCGCCAACCATAAAGCGGAACTCATTAAAGTAATCTTTAGGCAAATTATAGATAGATTGCCATGTAGAGATTACGACTTGTTTATTGGTTTCTTTTTCTGTACCAGCAGTGATTAAATGACAATGTTCTTCAACATTCCAATCATCACTATACTCTTGAAAATCGGTATACATTTGTTGTACTAGTGATACAGTTGGTACCACTATTAAACTCCTTGTATTAAAATACCTAAGTAACAAATATATTATGAAAGATTTACCAGATGCTGTCGGTGATAGAAGTAAACATCTATCCATATTAATACAATGCCTAACAGCTTGTAATTGATAATCTCTCGGAGTTAAGTTTAAATTAAGCCGTTCACTATATCTAGTGCAATCAATATCACTAAAATTATGATCCCCGACCGTAATGCCTTCATCAATTTGTAACTCATAGTCTCCGGTTTCACAAAACTTTTTAACGTATTCATATAATCCATAGTACAGTTGCCTTTTTCTAACATCGAACAATCTAATTTTTCCATCCCAGAAACCATTTCTGTATGATGGAGTAAATTTTGCATTTGGAATTTCAAAAGTAAAGTAGTCGTTTAGCTCTGCAGCCTGCGAAGCATCACAATCAATAAACATATGTACATCATCTACTTTACTTAGCTTCATGATCCCATTGTAAATTTTAAAAAGTCAATTGCTGATCGAATATTATATCCTCTAGTATTTAGGGACTTGATAATTGACTCTAGAAAATCTACCTTCTGTTTTATATAGTCTAATTTTTCATCTGCTTTAATTAAATCATTATCGCCGGCAAGATATGTTTCTATTTTAGGTTCATATCCTTTAATAATTTTATACATGAATGGTTCCCAACCGAGTTCTTCTAATTCATCTTGACTCATTTTACCAGCATAGTAAATAGTCTTTAACTTTAGAAGCTTCTTTTTTTCGTAGAAATATTTTCTTTGTTGGAGGGATTCATCATTATATAACTCCAAGTATTTACTATGAAGATTGGGTATTTTTAATAATTCAACATCTAATTTGGTATCGTCGATATGACAATCTTTTTGCCATAACAACTGTATTTCACTTAATTTCATATTACATTGATGGTTTTAATCTCGTCATTTCATAATAGTTATATTGAAAAGCTATATCTGCTGTTGCATATGTAATTTCAGAAGCCTGAATATCAAAGTTTATTGATGATATTGATTTTGGCCATAGGTCATAAAAATCAAATCTTAATGCTGGGTTTTTTGAGCCGGTGAGTACAAATAAAGA